GCGTCATTAGCAATAGCAGGTCCTGCATATGTGCCTGTACCTGTTAATCTGATTGCTGTTGTATCAGCTGACGCACCTTTAAATTCTATTAATACTGAACCAGCAAGGGCGTGATGTATTTTTACAATACTTAATTTTGCGCCGTTAGCGTGTCCTGATAAAGCACTTGCGTCAAGAGCAGCCGAAGTTGCACTATCTGCCGAGTGATCTAAACGAATAACGACTAAGCCGCCAGCAGAACCAGCACCCGTAGGTATATTGTCGTCTCTTAATGTTTTTGTTGCGAATGCCATAATTCTCTCCTGTTAACTATTTATACTATCTAAGAGTTTCTTTATCCAAATAAGCCATGATACTAGAAACTTTTACGCCGTATTTCTTTGCGATCTTAGGAATTAGTGTATCCATTTGATCTAATTTGTCAGCAGATTTAAACAATTCATCTACTGCTTTCTTCATTTTTGGGGATAACGCCTTATAAACCTTAGACGATTCCCCAATTAAATCTTTTTTGTATTCACTAAACCGTTTCATCTGGTAGTATATCAGCACTAGGCTCTGCAACTTCAGGTTTAGGATCACTAGGCACAGCATCGGTTACATCTTCAGGTACTTCCTGTTCTGGTTGTGGTTCATTTAACCAAGCAGCAGCAACATCTTGTCTTGAAGTGTCTAGAGCTGCAGATATTTTACCTGCAAGTCCATCTTTAAACGATTTTTCAGCGCCTATATTATCTCCGTTAGATAGAGAATCTATCATATCTTTAACATGGTTTACTTCAGGATTATTATCCTGTGTTTGTTCCTCACTCATCATTTTCTCCTTCTATGTCAGGTACTTCTAAGTCATCAATTGGATCAGAAATGATACCACCTTGAACTTCTTTAGCGATCTGACGGTTAATATCTTCGATTTCTTCATCTGTTTGTCTTAACACATTCTTTCTTAAATACTCTACTGAAAAATATTTACCAACATAAGGTGTAACCTCATTCGCAAGCATTAATCTTTCTCTTAGTATCTCGGCATTTTTTAATTCTGCAAAGTGTCCATCTTGTAAGAAATCGTATTGCATATGGGATTTAATAGCATCCCAATCTTCTATTGTGATTATACCTTTTAAGACTAATTGTGTTTTCAATAAGTCGTGGAATAATCCAGTAAAGCGTTTTCTTAATCTTTGTACAAATTTAGAAAACTTTACTTCGTCTCTTGTAATCTCAGCAGTTTTACCAATACTGAAACCTTGATCCTGTTCTAGTCTTGAAACTGGAACATGAAGTGATTTATATACTCTCTTCTGGAAATATTGAACATCATTAATCTCACCAAGATTTTGTCCACCAGGTAGAGTAGATATCTCTGTACCTCTACCGCCTTCTCTCCTAGGCAGCCAGAAGTCCTCGAGCATAGACATATGTTTTCTGTCATCTCGCATTTCTCCTGTCGAGGCGTCATAGACAAGTTTATTTCTATATCTTGCCATGACATCTTTTAGATATTGTTCTGCCTTAACTTTAGGCAAATTACCAACATCAATATAAAATATTCTTCTTTCAGGCGCCCTTACGATACGATAAATTACTACCGCATCCTCAATCATTCTTAATTGATTGACAGGTTTAATTGCCTTATGTAGATAACTTAATACTACATTTTTATTCTGGTCAATTACACCAGAAGTACAATATGATATAGCGTCTGGCGCTATCTTCACACCCATATTAGAGTTAGGTGAAGTCATACCTTTTTCGTTATAGACATACCATTCTTCTACAGCGGTTGTCATTTCGATACCTTTTGTAGATTTTTTCTTTTGTATCTCTCTAACTTTACGAATCTTTCTAGGGTCAATGTATCTTAATTCTGTAAGCCCTAACCTAGGTTGTTCTGGGTTAATTACTTTATGATAATAAACTCTTCCGTCTATGTACCATCTCTTAAAAATATCGTGACCTTTTTCATCAAACATTAATAGTTTAAGAATTTCGTCAAACTCATCTCTAATTTTATTTTTAATTTTACTTGATAATTGTAGATTATCCATAGACAAAGAAACCGCTTGATCTCTTTCGTCTGCCACTATTGCTTCATTTACTATATCATCAATAGCAGTATCAACTTCAGGATAGATTGCAATTTCTCTATATCGTCTGATTAGTTCTTCTTCGTTCTTTGCACCACCCTCCATATCGAGGTATGATCCAAAGTAACCACCAGCCGATACGGTAGTAGTGCCATCATCAGCTGTAGGGACGGTGAAACTTTGTGGAGTTCCACCATCCTTAGCTTTTTGATTAGCTCGTGTTATTTGAAAACCAAATAATTCAGCCATTTGTATTCCTTTTCATAATTAAGTTCTACTTATATTTATACGATAAATTAAGTAGTAGTATCAGTCTCAAAGTATTGATATCTGAATGTACACTGGAATTCTTCCACAGCATTATTCGTATCATAAGCGACATCTATTGCCGATAAACTAGTCGGAAACATTCCTCGGAATGTATAGGACTTTAGTTTAGACCCATTTCTATCTAATTGATCTATAAAAGCGTCAACTTGATAATCAACTGGGTTAGATAAGCCTTCGTTATCACTCATATTATTCATACCATTCAACCATCTTTCTAAACCATTTCTGATTAAGAAGTCTGTATCGTTTAGTATGGTTACTGTCCAAGGTTCAAATTCTCTCTCACCTGCGATATACAGATTTCTTCCTCGGAAAGGTACTGCAACTTCTCCCACGGTAGAACCGGGAAGTTGAGCAGCCTTACATAAGAAAGCCATTTGTTGTGTTTCACCACCAACAACTGAATATCCAGGAAAAGGTAATGTTACCTTAAACTGATTGGCTCTTGCACCGCCTCCAGCGAGACGAGATTTAAAGTCATTTATATTAGGCATTGTATTCTCCTCCCTCTAGGTTAAGCACCTGCAACTTCAGAAAAGGACACGCCTGATCTTGTTGCAATAAAGTTTAATGTTATGAAGTTAATTGATCTGTTAGGTTTGATAAAGATATCAGCCCTAAACTCATTACGATCAATAACATCGCCAGTATTGTTTGTGTCATCACAGACTACTTTAAAGTCTGTTAAACCTCTACGACCTTGTACATCTCTTAGGAAAGGTTCTACGAGATTTCTAAATTGTGCTCTAGTGAATTCGTCATTGAACTCAAATAGTTGGAATTTAGAAGCAGTAGAAATTGCTTTCTCTAATACGATAAACAATCTTCGTACATTGATACGATCAAACGCACTTGGTTTTGCCAATGCAGTTTTATCGCCAAACAGTACAGTACCTTGACCAGGGAATGTTACCACTGGATTAACTCTTGCACGATATAACTCATCTCTTTGAGATTTGTTAGGACTAAATGCAAGTTTAACAGCACCACGAATTTGACCTCTATTGAGTCCGCCTGGTGAGAACCATGCGTCTGCAACATTGTCAGTTCTAGCACATAAGCCAGCGATATCTCCGTTCAATGGAACATATCTGTAAACATCATTGTATTTGTCATATTGGTATTTGTGACCACTATCAATCGAAGCATAAGAAGTAGAAGCAAGAGCGTCAGCAAATGTTTTTACTTTTACAGTTTGTACGATTGGATCTTGTTGATCTACCGAAGCCTCTTTTGGAGGTGAGATAAATGCAACACAGTCTTTTCTGAATTCTGCAACATCAATAACAGCAGTAGCCTTGGTAACACCGGTAGTATCACCAGTAGTATCTGAAGGTCCTGTTAACAATAAGTTAATGTCAACAGTTTCGCCATCTTTAAATTTGTCGTATGCAGTTTGTAATTCACCATTGGTAACAACAAAGTCGTCAGTACCACTTCCTAGTGAATCATTGAACAGAGCAGTTGCGGAAGATCCCACATTGTCAAAAGTTTTAGACTGTTTAGTTGAACCAATTCCTGAAGATCCAGGGTTTAATGTAGTTTGATGATCCATCCAATACACATATTCTGATTGGTTATAGATAACATCTACATAGTAATTAGTTCCACCTTGCTCATTCTTAGCGTCAGAAGCCTGTGAAACTCCTTCATATATTTCTAAGATTGTGCCAGCAGTACCTGTGATACCTCCATCTTCGTCTGATATAACGATATGCATTTCGTCATTTGATCCGCCATGATTAGAAACATCCGAAGTTGTTCCTGGTGCGCCATCAACTAGATCGAAATGTTTCCAGTATCTTTTGATTTTTGCGTTATCCACGACAGCGTGTTTTAATCCTGTTCCGCCGCCTGGTGTTCTTCTTTTAATAGTTAAGTCGTTTGATGATATTGCAGTAATTTCGTAATATTCTCCAGATGGTGCTCCAGCAGCAGCAGGAACGACACTTGCGTCTCCAAACTCAATCACATCACCAACTACGAATTCTGAACCAGTATCAACAGCAACCGTAGTAGCGCCAACAGCGAGACCCGATCCGTTATTTACTAGTGAAGTAGCAGCAGATGTATAAGCGTTTGAATTTGTACACATAGATACTTGAATGGAATTACCCCAAGTACCAGCAGTTCTTGCAGCCCAAGCTCCAACATTTTGAGAACCATCAGCGGAATTTTGCAAATAATCATTTGTATTTTTTATTAGAATAGCAGTACCAGATACACAAGCATTAACCATGCCTGTTGTAGCTCTTACTATTCTCAAAGTGTTTGCGTACTGTAAGAAGTTAGCAGCTGTATAAAAATACTCAAAAGTATTTCCGTTTGGTTGACCAAACTGTTCTACTAATTCTTTTTCAGATGACACCGTGACGATTTCATCTACTGGACCTTTTTCAGATATAATAACCATTGCCCCTATTGAAGTAGCGACAGCAGGTACTATATTTGTTAAGTCTGTTTCTTGTACGAGAACACCTGGTGATAATTGAAATGCCATAGTTTATTCTCCTAAGTTAGTTTACCCTTACTTTTATTCAACCCTTGAAACTATTTATAAGTATCAATTACCTTACGATATTCACAGGTGACCAGACATCACCGTATTCGTCTGTTTCAGTTTCGTTCTCATTTAACCCGTCATCCATAAACCCGAATGGGGCCATATCTTGTTCCAACGCATTTTGTTGCTCAGCAAAGAGAGCATTTCTCATATCATTGTCAGTTAACTCTTTAAAGTACGCCTGATTCGCAAGCCAAGAGAATATAACTAGACACATAACTAAATCGTCATTACATCCCTCTTCAGCCTCCCAAGATTTGCCTCTAGATATGAAAGTTGACAGTTCAGCAATCGTATCAAAGTCTTGTACTAGAAGTTTATCGCCTTCTAGAAGAGATTTTAAGTTAGAACACCCCACTCTTTTTGCAGCCTTAGTCATTCTAAGACCTAGTGAAGAACCTCTACCACTAAATCCACCCCCTAGTATTTGACCTGATCTACCTTTTTGAGTACACATTAACATATTATCATACTCACATTCAAATTGCATGGCGTCTGCCACTTGTTGACCTAAATCATTTGTCTCAATCAATACATATGCATAATTATATTTTCTACATATTGAATCTATTATGTTTGGAAAAACAACAGGTTTGATTTCATTACTTCTATACTTGGCAACCATTTTATATGGCATTTGTGATACATCAAATATAACAAAGGCAGAATAGTCATTGTTAGTACCTCTCGATACATCAACCGTACAGGCGTATGTATGATTTTGTTTCGGCATTTCAAATACATCAATATCATTACTTCGTTGTGGATCTACATGGGCTAATGCTTTTAATTTTGTAGCATTGATAAGAGTATTAACTGAACCTAAGAATTCACACTCAAACTCGGTTTGAAATTGTTGTTCACTTGTATTCTTAATTGTCTCTTCTTTCCATTTTTCATCTCGACCAGGTACTTCTCGCCAAGATACTTCAATAGGAATGTATGTATTGTTTTTGTTTATAGCGTCAGTCCATATTTTATAAAACATATTCATTCCGTGTGGTGTAGAAACCATCATAATCTTTGATGACTTACCAGAAGAAATTGTAGGATAAACTGAACTAAAAAATTCATCAGCAATATTGTTAGGAATATATGCAAACTCATCTAAGAATATTATATTAAAAGAACCACCACGAATAGCAGATGATGATGTTGCAGCTGCAACAATCTTAGAACCATTTTCTAATTCTAAAGAACCTTTGTTCCAATTCATTACGCCTTGTTGCATCCATTTAGGTAGATGTTCATATGCAAGTTGTAAACGACCTAATAGATCACGAGCAGTAGATGATTTGTTGGCAAGAATAGCAACATTTTTATTTTCGTTAAATAAAACATAATGTAATAGATATGCAATAATGATTGTTGATTTACCAGACTGTCTTGGTAGTTTACAAATTGTAAATCTATTATTGTGAAAAGTATCTACCATCTTTTCTTGAAACTTATACATTTTAAATGGTACAAGACCTTTGTCAATGGTTACAATGTTTATGAAGTTAAGAATAAAGTATTTAGGATCGTTGATACATTTCTGTAATTCAACAATCTGCTCTTCAGTAAATTCTGAAGTAGTAAATGCTTTCTTTAAATTAGGATTACCGAGATACTGTTCTCGTTGTTTAAGATTTTCCATCTTTATTGTTTTTCTTTAGAAGTTTTTGTAATTCATTTGTAGAACCAATGTACAATGCGTTGGTCACATTCTTAGGACCAGTATCAGGTACTTCTTTTAATCTTCTAAGACCTTGTTGTAGTCTTAGTAAATCTTGAGATACTTGACTTACTGTTTGAATTAATTGACCGGCAACCTCATATGTTCTTGGGTGTTCACTTTCTTTTGCAAGTGATAAAATACCATCTACAGCTTCATTACCTTTTTCAATTAACTTGTAAAGGTTTGCTCTGCCGTGTTCAAAGTCATCTTGAGGATCATTTGATTCTGGTATTACAGCCACTTCCTGTTTCTTTACAGGTGCAGGTGCCAAAATCTGTTCAGCGGTTACTTCTAAAATTTCATTTAGTTTATCATCAATTTTGCTCATGCTATTATTTAGTAGAAATTATTTGTCTGTTCCAGACTGTTCATCATAATTTAATCCATCTTCAAAGAAATCTAATGTTTCTGTAAATGTGTAATCATCATCAGCGTCAGCACCTGAAGGATTAGGAGTGATGGTAACTCTTTCTTGCCTTGATGGATTTTCTGTATTCATTTTAGTATATAAATCAGCAGACGCCTTACGAATAACAGCGCCACTAGTGATTGGACCATAAAGATATATTTTAGCAGTAAAGTTCATAGTGTATATAATTCTTCTATTAGAAGTCATATCACCATCGTAGGTATCTTCATAGTCAACACTATTTAAAACAAAAGGTATATCTCGTTTTACATCCATTGTTTGACTTTCAATAAATGTAACCGTATAGTCTGGTTGAAAGAATGGTAATATCTGTTCTACAATTTGTAGTCCGTCATCTGAATTAGCAGTAAAAGAATAAAGATTAAATCCTACATTGTAAGGTACAGGAGAGTATTGTGAAAACACCTGGTTGTCATCACTAGTTTTTGCCTTCTTATATTTTAAGTTTTTATTAATTTTACGACTGGGATCATATGAGATCCCAGTCATTTCAAAAGACATTCGAGGTAGAGTGATTGCAACTTTTGATTCACTACCAGAACCCAACTCGGTTT